CAAACGAGCGGAGGGGGAGTGATGAATCTCCACACTTGCAGCTATCACTGCATGAAACCGTCATGCGTAGTGCGGCAGCGCGACGAACTGCGCGACAGGCTGGAGCAAATGGTTAAACAGGTCGAGAAAGTAAAGCAGGAGGAGTGCGCTTTAACGGTCGAGCGGGCACTGCTGTCGGTTGACGGTACGCACGGTGTTGATCATTCAACGGCACACATCGCACGGCGGGTGGTCGAGCATTGCGCGGCGGCGGTGAGGGGAATGAAATGAATGACCATCGAGAGTTGCTGAAGCAGGCGCTGGAGGAATGGAAGGGCAAGACCGCCATGCGGTGGGATAACACCATTGCAAAGTTGAGGGGAGAGAAATGAGCCGACGCAAGTTCAAGCACATCCAAGTCTACGCCCGCGACGGTGAGCGGTATGACCACGTCGAGGATGCCGAGACGGACTACCACGTTGAGTTCGACAAGGAAAAAGACGTGCTGGTGGTGACGCGAATGCAATTTGGTCATCGAGGGCCAGCTAAAGAAGAGATGTTTTATTTTCAACCCGTTCGTTTCTACATGGAGCTTCTTGATGACTGACCATCGAAAGCTGCTGAAGCAGGCATCAGACGCGCTTGCGAAATGGAGCAGCGGCAGAGACATGGACGCCGTTGAGCTAAACGATCTGGTTTTTGCGCTGGAGGCCGCGCTGGCCGAGCCGGAGCAGGAGCCGGTGGCGTGGATGGTTTACACACAAGATGGACAGTCTGCCTATGTGACTGACAACCCGACCGATATCGCAAGCACGAGCAAAGCGCTTCCCCTCTACACGGCCCCACCCCAGCGCTCGCCGCTGACTGATGAGGAGATCATGGAGATAATGGGTTTCGGTCAGCACGGCGGCAGAGTGCCAAGTTATGCGAGGAATTTTGTCCGCGCCATCGAGCGCAAGGTGAGGGGTGAGTGATGAGTAACCTTCGACAAGCCGCCGAGCAGGCGCATGAAGCGTGATCTGTGGGTGCCGCACACCAAGGGTGGGTGGACGACGGAAGGGTATGAAATCTGCGTTATTCGCCAGAGCGACAAGCACGGCAAGTTGTCGTATGGATGGATCGGCGACACCAAGATTCAGATCAGCACCTGTGGTGGCCCGTGCCGCTACAAGGTGAGCAAGTTGATATGGGAAAAGCTGGTCAAGGTTGCCCAAGAAGTGGCAGATGAGTTGAATGCACAGGAGGAAAGCGATGCTGCCTGAACAAGTTGACTGGCGTGAAGTCATTGGCAAGATCATGGCCGCGAAACGGTGGAGTCTGCCTACACTGGCAACCATGAGTGGGGTCAAGTACTCCACCGTGCACTACCTGATGACCAAACCGGGCAGACAGCCCTCATGGCCCATCGGCGCAGCGATCTACGGTATCTACACGGAGATTGAAAAGAAGTGATCGACATCACACAGAAGGCCAACACGATGTGGAACAAGGTACAACGAGCGGATGGCCCACTTGCCATTTTCCTCGTCAAGACCCCGGAAGGCCCCGCTTTCCGCACCACACTGGTCAACAAAGCGGACATGTACCGCCGCGCCCTTGCTGCGCAAAACACGCTCATGGTGGGCGTGTACGATCTACGCGCAAAGGTCGAGTGGATTCAAGAAGACATGGAACACACCCTGAAGGAAGCCCAATGAAAGACTACTCGATCTCATACCTCGACATCCACCACGCCCAGCGCAAGCTCTACTCCGCGCTGACCGAACGCAACTGGCCCGTTGTGACCGCGCTGACCGATGACATTATCGTCGCGGCCCGTGAGATCCGTGCCTACAGTTTGGACAAGGTCAACCATGACACCGGAAGCCAAGGTCAAAAAGAGAGTACGTGACGTTCTCAAGCACCTCGGTGCTTACTATGTGATGCCGGTCACTGGAGGGTATGGCAACTCCGGTGCCCCTGACTTCGTGGTGTGCCTCAAGGGGCGCTTCATCGGCATCGAGTGCAAGGCAGGCAAGGGCAAGACCACCGCCCTGCAAGACAAGAACCTCGCAGACATCCGTACTGCCGGGGGAACAACGTTCATCATCAACGAGGAAAACGTTCATGAGCTTCAAGGATACCTTCATCAAAGACCCTGACTCGGAGGTCGAGGCACACACTGATGTGGCTGCGTACCGGGAACAGGTCATCAAGGCAGTCGACATGTGCCTTGCCAAGGACGAGAGCAAGGACATCTGCGGCATGCTGATCGTGTCGCAGGATGTGGGCGAGGGATACGAGATGATCTCGATGTCGCTCAACGCCAGCCCGGTCGACATGGTGCAGATGATGCAGCGCACCTTCGCGCAGCTGAAGCAGACGTTCGAGGACACGGCTGAAGACAGGGTGATCAACTGATGGGTGCGCCCTACGAACGCGTGATGGTGCTCGACTTCGAGACCGCGTGGGACAAGAAGACCTATACGCTCAGCAAGATGACCACCGAGGAGTACATCCGCGACCACCGCTTCAAGGCGTGGGGCGCAGCGTACAAGTTCTTGGGTGACGACGGTCCGCCTCGCTGGATCAGGGGTAACAAGCTGCAGAGCTTCTTCAACACGGTTGACTGGTCGACGACAGCAGTGCTCGCGCACAACGCCCAGTTCGACGTGGCGATCCTGTCGTGGGTGTATGGGTGCAAGCCGTGTTTCATCTTCGACTCGCTCAGCATGGCCCGAGCGCTGCGTGGGGTGGAGGCAAAGAACAGCCTCGCTGTGCTGGCAGAGGTGTACGAGTTGCCGCCCAAGGGCACGGCGGTGCACGACAGCAACGGGATTCTCGACGAGCTGCCTTTCGATGTGGAGCAGGAGCTGGCCGAGTACTGCAAGCACGATGTGGAGCTGTGCGAGGGAGTGTTCGACCGGCTCATCCCCGGATACCCCGCCAAGGAGCTGCGCCTCATCGACCTGACGCTGCGCATGTTCACCGAGCCCGTGCTGCGCCTCGACCCGTACCTGCTGCAAGACGCCATCGAGGACGAGCGTGAGCGCCGGGAAGGGCTCCTTCAGCGGCTGAACGTGACCGACGACAACCTCGCCAGCAACGACAAGTTTGCTGAAGTATTGCGCAGTATGTCTGTCGAGCCTCCGCAGAAGATCAGCAAGACCACGGGGGAGCCTGCGTGGGCGTTTGCCAAGAACGACGCGCACTTCCAAGCGCTGCTGAACCATGACAACGAGGACATTGCTCTGCTGTGTGAGGCAAGACTTGCAGTCAAGTCCACGCTGGAGCGTACCCGCGCGCAGCGGTTCCTCGACATCGCGCAGCGCGGCACACTCCCCGTTCCGCTCAACTACTACGGGGCCCACACGGGCCGCTGGGCGGCGAGCCGGGGTAGCGGGCTCAACATGCAGAACCTCAAGCGCAAGAGCTTCCTGCGCCGCTCCATCATGGCCCCCGAGGGCAGCGTGCTGGTGGTGTGCGACCTGTCGCAGATCGAGCCGCGTGTGCTGGCGCACCTCGCTGACTACAAGGAGCTGCTCAACATCTTCGCCTCCGGGCAGGATGCGTACGCAGCGTTCGGGGCTACGATGTTCGGCATCCCGGGCATGACCAAGGACTCGCACCCTGACCTGCGGCAGTCGGCCAAGTCGGCGCTGTTGGGCGCGGGCTACGGGCTTGGGTGGGCGTCGTTCGCAGCGCAGCTCCTCACCGGCTTCCTCGGTGCCCCGCCCATTCTGTACAACAAGGCTTTTGCCAAACAGCTTGGTGTAACCAAAGGGTTCATCGACGACTTCCTGCAGTACGAGAAGAACGTCGAGCGAGCGCTGGCGATCCCGCGCACCTGCACCGATGAGCAGATCATCATCCACTGCGTCGCAGCCAAGCGGATCATCGACATCTACCGCGCCACTGCCGCACCGGTGCAGGAGTTCTGGAAGCTGTGCGATGAGTTTCTCCACCGCTCACTGGTGAACGGCAAGGAGTACCAGCACAAGTGCCTTACCTTCAGGAAGGGCGAGATTCTGTTGCCAAGCGGCTTGGCATTGCGCTATCCTGACATCCAAGGAAACCCCGACGAAAAAGGTCGGGTGCAGTGGACCTACGGCAACAACAAGAAGCTCTACGGTGGCAAGCTCACCGAGAACATCGTGCAAGCCGTGGCCCGCTGTGTGATGACTGACGGCATGCTGCGGATACAGAAACGCTATCCGTGCGTGCTGACGGTGCACGATGAAGTTGTGGTGCTCGTACCCGAGCAAGAGGCCGAGGACGCCGAGAGCTGGGTGTACGAGCAGATGGTAGTTGAACCGAAGTACCTGCCGGGAATCCCGCTAGACGCCGAGACAGGCGTCGGCACGCGTTACGGCGACGCTAAATAACAAAGGAAAACACATGACGAAGGTGACGATTGGCAAGACACGGTACACCGTGCAGATCGTGGACAAGTTCCCCCGCTCAACGCGTACCGGTGAGATCGACTTTGCAGAGAAGACGATCAAGCTGGCGCGGTACGGGGCGATCAGCGGGCGCAAGCTCAGTGACCACGAGATGGCGGGTGTGTTCTGGCATGAGGCAATGCACGCCATCCTCAAGGACATGAACAACATGCTTGCCCATAACGAGAAGTTTGTAGAGGGGGTATCCAGCAGGCTGTCAAAGCTGCTCAAACAGGTATACCACGATGAACCTGAGCTGGTCACACACGGCGTTGAAAGACTACGAGAACTGCGCCCGAAAGTACTACGAGGTCCGGGTGCTAAAAAAGCATCCGTTCACGAAGACGGACAAGATGCTGTACGGCGACCGACTGCACAAAGCCGCCGAGGAGTACGTCAAGAAAGGTGAGCTGACGCAGGAGTTCGCGTTCCTCAAGGACGTCCTCGACGCTCTGCTTGCGAAGCAAGGCACCAAGCAGGCCGAGGTCAAGATGGCGCTGGACAAGGACTTGAAGCCCGTGTCGTGGTACGACAAGGGTGCGTGGGTGCGGGGCGTGGCGGACCTTCTGATTATCGACGGGCCGACTGCGTGGGTGGTGGACTACAAGACTGGCAACAGCAAGTACCCCGACAGGGACCAGCTGGTGCTGATGTCAGCGATGGTGATGGTGCTCCACCCGGAGGTACAGCAGGTCAACTCGGCCTTGCTGTACGTCACCTCGGACACGCTCTTCAAGCACAAGATGACCCGTGCGGAGTTCGATGATGTATGGTGGAAATACAGGGAGCGTGTGGCGCGGATCGAAGCCTCGCACGCCAACGGAGTGTGGAACCCAACCTCCACGCCGCTGTGCCCGTGGTGCCCTGTGACCACCTGCGAGTTCCATCCTGACCATTGAGGACTGCCATGCCCTACGTGAACAAGCCCCGCCCATACAAGAAAGAGTATCAACAAGACCTGAAGAACGGCATCTCCGGCCCCGACTCAAGGCAGAGCGAACGCCAGCGTGCACGCAAGATGTACGACAAGGCGGGCGTCGAACGAGCCGGGAAAGACATCGACCATGTGAAGCCCCTGCGCTCAGGCGGCAAGTCAACGCCAAGCAACCTGCGGCTTCGCAGCAAGAAGGCCAACGAGAGTGACAACGGATACAACCCAAAGAAGTAAGCAGTATGCAGATCGTTGAGAACAAGGCGCTGCTCTTCCGTACGCGCACCCCGGACAAGTACGCCATCATCCCCAAGAGCAAGGTGGTGGACACACGCAACGGGGTGAGCGAGGTCGCCGTCTACTGGGGCCTTGATGAAGTGCGGGTACTGCGCAACTTGGGTGTGCGCAACGTACCCTCGCCCATCCTGCGCAACTACACATGGCCCGGGCGCTACACCCCGTTCGCGCACCAGAAAGAGACCGCTGCCTTCCTCACGCTGCACCGTCGAGCGTTCTGCTTTAGCGAACCGGGCACGGGCAAGACGCTCTCGGCCCTGTGGGCGGCTGACTACCTGATGAAGATCGGCAAGGTGCGCCGCGTCCTCATACTGTGTCCGCTGTCGATCATGCAGTCGGCGTGGATGGGAGACATCACCAAGAGCGTTGTGCACCGCACGGCAGCGATTGCGTACCACAGTAACGCGAAGCGGCGGATCGAGATCGTGCGCAACGACTACGAGTTCGTGATCGCCAACTTCGACGGGCTCCCCATCATCGCTGACGCCATCCGCGAGGATGGCAGGTTCGACCTGATCATCGGGGACGAGGCCAACGCGTGGAAGAACAGCACCACGCAGCGGTGGAAGACGCTCAACAAGATCGTCACCCCTGACACGCACCTGTGGTTGATGACCGGTACCCCTGCAGCGCAATCGCCCCTTGATGCGTACGGACTTGCCAAGCTGGTGAACCCCACCGCAGTGCCGCGCTTTGTCACTGCGTGGCGCGACAAGGTGCTGCGCCCGGTCACGAAGTTCAAGTGGGTGCCCAAGGACGACGCGTACGATCAAGTGCACGCCGTACTCCAGCCTGCCATCCGCTTCACCAAGGCCGAGTGTCTTGACCTGCCGCCTGTCACCACCATGACGCGCGAGGTCGAGCTGACCGCACAGCAGCGCAAGTACTACGCCATCCTCAAGGATCAGCTGCTGGTCAACGCAGCCGGTGAGACGATCACCGCAGTGAACGCGGCGGCAAGCGTGAACAAGCTCCTGCAGATCAGCGCAGGCGCTGCCTACACGGACAACTCCGAGGTGGTGCAGTTCAACTGTGCGCCACGGCTGTCGGTGCTCATGGAAGCGCTGGAGGAGACTTCACGCAAGGTACTGGTGTTCGCCCCCTTCCGGCACAGCATCGACACCATCGCGGAGCACCTGCAGGCCAACCACATCTCTTGCGAGAAGATCCACGGCGACGTGACTGCCAACAAGCGGGCGCTGATCTTTGACCAGTTCCAGACCCAGCCCGATCCCAAGGTGCTTGTCATCCAGCCACAGGCCGCATCGCACGGTGTGACCCTGACCGCCGCCGACACCGTCATCTTCTGGGGTCCAGTGATGTCCGTGGACACCTACATCCAGTGCATCGCCCGGGCAGACCGCGCAGGACAGAACAGCGACAAGGTGACTGTCATCCACATCGAGGGCAGCGACATCGAGCGGCGCATGTTCAGGCAACTGGCAAACCGCGTCGAGGACCACTCGATGCTGATCAAACTCTACGAGGAGGAGCTTGCAGACCGTAAAAGCAAAGTGTAAAGTGTTTGACGTAGTACCAACCCAACGACGGAGAAGAGAATGAGCGAAGAGCAGATTCCAATCGCCACGCTCGCCAAGGTCTACCGCAAGATTCGAGGCCGGGTAGAGATACTCACGCAGGAGTACGAGCGTGAAGTGGCAGAACTGAAGCAGCAGCAGGAAGAAGTCGCCAACGCGATGCGCGAGCAGATGAAGGCGATGGGGGTTAAGTCGGTCAACACAGATCACGGCACCGTGATGCTTGGCCTCAAGACCCGGTACAACACGCAGGACTGGGACGCCTTCAAGGCTTTCATCGTGGAGCACGACGCGCTCGACCTGATGGAGAAGCGCATTGCCCAAGGCAACATGGCGACCTTCCTGAAAGACAACCCCGGTGTCATTCCCCCCGGACTGACCTCGGACTCCGAGTACACGATCACCGTACGCAAACCCACCTGAGAGGATTCTCATGAGCAACAGTGTTGTCGCATTCAACCCCGCTCAACTGCCCGCCTTCGCGCGGGAGCGCAGCGGCCCGTCGGCCCTGACCAAGTCGCTGGCTGGCAAGGCAGGCGGCTTCGGTAACCGCATCTCCATCCGGGGTGGCGTGTTCCGCCTGATCGCCGGGGGCAAGGAGATTGCTTCCATTGACGAGCGCTATCTCGACGTTGTCATCGTCAACGCGGCCAAGGACATCGGGCGCACCTACTACGAGGGCGACTTTACCGAGGGTGAGTCGACGCCTCCGGCC